TTCTTTAGCTGCTGTATTAAGTTTATTTTCAAAATCTTCAGCATCTTCTGCTCTTTCTGGATCCATTAAAGGAAATTTTAAATCAAGATATGTATTAATTTCTTTCTCTAAATTATCAGGATGATCGTATCCTCTATGTCCAGGAAATCCATTTTCTCCTTCTATATACTTATCAACAATAGGATTCTTACAATAGTCTTTAAGAATTTTTATTGTATCTAATAATTCTTTCTGAGCATCTATTTTATAGGCATGGACATAATAAAGAACTATGTCTTTAAGTATATCAGAAGGAAGATAATAAAATTCATATGGTCTTGGACCACAAAATTCCTTAATTGGAGGTCTATTTTCTAACTTTTCCCATTCATTATATTTCTTAGTATATTCTTGATTTTCTTTTAAGAAATCTTCCCAAGAAACTTTAGGAAAAGCATAATTATAGAAATCTTTTAAACATTCTTCAGCAGCTTGTGAAAGAACTTCATCTCTAGTTTTCATACTTTTTCAAAAATTCTTTTAAATCTTCAATAGGAATATTATCAATAGTATTAGTAATGAGATTCATTTTCTTTTGATGTTCTGCATCTTTCTCATTCGCTTTCTCTTCTTCAAGAAGATATTCTCTTAATTCACTATAATTAGTAATATTCCAATTAGAAAGTTTTTGTTTAATAGATTCGAGATCTTCTAATGATTCTACATCTTCAATAGAAATAGTTCTAGCTTCAAAATCTAATTCCTCAGGATAAGCATAATCATATTCTTTTAATACAACATCTATAAATGCTCTTGCTACATCATCAACTGTATCAAAATCATTATAACAGAAATCCAATTCTTCAATATCTACATTTGGAAATTCATCTACAATTTCATTAAATGTCTCTTCAGAAATTATATTAATTTTTTCTAAAAATTGTTGATACTTTGTCATGATTCTTTATAAAAATTACATTCTTTTTGCCATAAAGCCATCATAAAGTAGATTCCACAATCATCTTCTTGATAGCTTTTACACTTAAAACATCTTTCTAATAATTTATCAGATTTATCCATTAATCCGATATTTTTCCGAATTGAACTTTATTATTTTCAATAATAGTATAATTAATACTCCAAGGAGTATTTCCCCAATTAGCTGCTATATAGTTAGATGTGGCATACATACTTCCAACTGAAATATAATCAAATTGTTTACCACTAGTGTAAGCATATTGATGTAAATCTCCTTTTACAACAAATATTTTTTCAGCTTCAAGATTATTCTCTTTAATATAATTGTTAAAATATAGTTCTGTCTGTGGATTTAATGTAAGAGGGAATTGTCTAGATTGATTTTGATTATCTTTCCCATGAAGATATAGCCATAAAGTATCTCCTACCATAAAGTTATCAATAGGATAATCACTTACATAAGTTTTCCAACCCTTTTCTTGCAATTTATAAGATAGTGCAAGATTAAGCGCCCAACCAAAATCACCACTATGATTACTTTCTCCTATACTATAATAATATTCTCTAGCAGATAGTACATTTTGTCTTAGTCCAGTAAAGAAATAATTCATACAATCTAAATAAAGATGACTCATTTCTTTATCAGTCATATTGTTTGGAAGTAAATGTCCTCCACGAGTAGTTTCTTTTTTAAATTGATCAACGGAATCACCTAAATCAACTACTATTAATTCATCGTAATTTTGCCCAACAAAACTATTAATTATGTTGTCCATTCTTCTTAGAATTTCATCTTTATTATAGTCAGGTAATTGATAAAATCCAAATTTTTCATTATAAGCTCCTATATGTAAATCACTTAACCAAATTATTAATGCTTTAGTATGTTGATTAGATTCGTTAATAGGTTTAATATTTTCAAACTTAGGATTATATTCTAATAAAGTTTTGAATAAATTTGAAGAATTAGAAAGTTCTAAATTTTCTTTAGTTAGTTTATTAATAAGTTTATTAGCTTCTTTAAGTTCGTCCTTCTCTAATCTACGAGTTACATTATTCTCCTTTTCTCTTAAAGTTCTTTGATAAAGTTCTTCTTCACTCAACTCTTCAAGTAGGTGTAATGGGAAAGGTGCTGAAGCTTTATATATGTTGAATGCTCTTAGAATTCTTTTAAACTCTACAAAAGTATATTCAGGAAAATTACGAGAGACAATCTTTTGTGTCAAATTCTGCCCGTATGTTGAATAAAGAGAATAGATTGTCTCCATTTCTTTTCGATCTAACTTTCCTTCAAAGGTAGGATCGTCTTTGCGGAATATTTGAAATGTATAGAATTGTATTCTTCCTTCTTCATCACGTTCAACATCAGTGATAGCTCTATCATCTGTTTCTACTTCTTCTTTAGTAGTAGTAACATTTCTTTTACACTGAGAATAAATATCCAAAAATTCTTTAATGAGTTCAATAGGATGTTCGGAATCTATAATATTTTGTCTAGCTTGATAATAATAGTTTGCTTTGTGTTTCTTATTATTTAATGATTTATACTTTCTCAAGTCTTCAATAATTTCTTTTATTTTCTTCTCACTTATTTTATTCATTTTTCAATGTTGTACGATAGTGTTAAAACAAAAATAACCGATTGGAAATTATCCAACCGGCTATTATGAGAATATTCCAAATACTTCTCTTATTTTTAATTCTGTATAAGGAATTTTAAAATTATATTTTTTAAATAATTTATATCTTTCATATTTTCTATCTAAATAAATATTAGAATTATCATAAATATAATTTAAGAAATCTTCACTTCCTTTTTTATTATATTTAATTGAATAATAAATATTAGAGGAGTAACATTTATAAATATTAGAGTTTTGGTTAGTATTGAATTGAATATTTTCTAACATATTAAAAGTTCCAGCAATAGAACACTAAGGAGAAATATATGTTTTATTTTGATAATAACTTACACATCCGTCTCCATCAAAATAACCTCTTATAAAATGCTTAACTAGTTTTGCTGGAATTTTTGGAAATTCTAATATTAAAGATTTTTTCTCAAAACATCCTTGCTTAATTAGACTTTCTTTTAAATGTTTATCAGATACTCTCCAAAAACATATTTCTTTTTCTTTTAATTCTCCTTTGTATTTCTGCTTACTTATTTTAGTTTTGATATTATTTCCTAAATACTTCATAAAAGAATTAAATTTAACAAGATGTCCATAATCTTTTATGGATATACCTATTCCAAAACGGTTAGATTCGGTTTCTATATATCCATCTGCATATATAAATCCAAGCCAATATGCTTTTTCTTCTGTATCGATTACATCAAACACTGTATTATCAAATAATTTTTCAAATGTTTTACTATGAATATTATACCCTAAAGATTGTAAATCTTTTGAAAGTCTTTTAGGACAAGTATGTAATTCTTTTCCAAGTTGAGTTAAAGATTTTCCATTTTGCCAAGGGATTATTACATCTTCCTTAAAGTCTTTTATAAGACTTTTCTATTTATTAATTCTCTTTAATCCCTAATTTCTCAAATATTCTCCTAAACTAGATATAGATCCAGGTAAATTTAATTTTTCTTTTATTTCTGAATAAACTAATCCTTTATTATATAATTCTAATATTTCTTTTTTCTATTCATTATAGACTTCTATATATGTTTTATTCATATAAAAGCAAGAAGAGAAGAGAATTAAAATAATTCTCCTCTCTATGTTATAATTAATCTTCGATTACAGGGTATCCAAATACTAATAGTTTTGCTTTTCTAGCACCCTTGCTAGGTTGATAATATACCTTAGCATAGAGAGAGTTCTTCTCCTTTGAAACCCACTCATAGTTAATTGTAACATTCTCCTTAAAATCTGTTACAAACTCCTTAGCGGCCTGTTCAGCAGCCTTAGAGGTCTTTTCACGACCAACCTCGTGGCCAGTAGCATCACGGAGAACATAGAACTTTTCGGGGCTATGAGTACGAGCATCATACTTGGGCTTCTCAACCTTATAAGGACGCTCACGAGTATCAGCAACAGGACTCTGAAGTACGATATAAGCACCATCCTTAGGCATGGTCAACTTCTTCTTCTTCAAATAATCCTTCATCCACTCCTTAACATTATCTTCGTTAGTAGCATTATCCTTAGCCCACTTCTTGTATGCCTGGGTAGCATCAACACGAAGATTAAGGTTAGACTCCTTCATAGCTGCATCTTTGGTTGTACCAATTACTTCGAACTTCTTAAAATAAACATTCTGTTCCATAAAATTTATAAATTCTTTAAACATTTTTACATTCGGATTTTCTCCGTCATTT